TCATCCCAATTTCCTCCTCAAGATGGTCAGCGCTGGCCCGCGAGAGTCAGTTGCCGATACTTTGTTCGCAGCCTCAATCAGATGCTGCAGCTCCGGGGTAGAATAGTGGCTCGTAATGCTGCCGTTCCTATGCCCCAACAACGCTTTCCGATCTTCCTCTGTCACGCTCGCTGCACGTAGCCTTCTGCCAAAGGTGTGCTTCAAGTCGTGAATCCTGATCGACCTGAATCCGGGGTGTGCTGGCGATTGGTGGGCCTTCTCCCACTTGTCCGCTGCGCGCACCCTGGCTTTCTTCCAGGCCGAATCGTTCATCCTATGCATCGACGTTGGCCCGAACTGATCTGGTTGCCCATACGGGAACACCAGGTCTTTGTGTAGGCCTCGCTGGCCATCGATGATGGACATCGCCACGTTGTTCAAGATCACCAGTCGTTCATCGCCGTTCTTCACCCCTGCTTTTTCACTCCGCCCGCCGAATCCGGCAGGTATCAGAAACACGCTGGTGTTCAAAGCCGGCACCCGTATTTCCCAATCCCACCGCAGTTTGCACACTTCCTGCTCCCGGCAACCCGTGTTCACCTTATAGAGGGCCATCCTCAGCAGGTGGTCGGGCAGCTCAGGGAACAAAAGGGCCTGCTCTTCCCAGGACATCGGGTAGGGCTTGCGGCTCGACTTCTTCTCCTCGAGCATCGATACCATCGGCACGCTCTCCAGCCACGGCCGCTTTTCAGCATCGCGCCACTTGCGATGGCACAGGTTCAAGATCCTGACGACTCGCTGCAGGGCGATGTTGACCGTCCTGTTTGATACGCCTGGCTTGACCTTCCCCTGTGCCGTCTTGGTCGGCTTTTGCCGGTCACGCACAAACGGCGCCAGGGTGCCATCGTCGATGTGCGTGATCGGCAGATCGCCGATGTACGGGTCAAGCTGCTCGATGTGCGAGGCTGAAAGGCCGATCGATGGCTGATCCTTGAACTCAACTAGGAACCGGGTTGCAGCCTCGCGCCAGGTTCGCACCTGACGCACGCCATAGATCTTTTCCTGCCGCAGCTTTTCCAGCCGATGAATCAAGTACTGCTCCGCTTCCTCCCTTTCGCTTGCTCCAGTGCTTTCTTGAAGTCGGCTACCTCTGACGACTTTGTCGATGTGCCAAATCCCGTTCCTCTGGTAGAGGCCCGACATTGTTTTTCGCGCCATTGTTTTGCTCCTTGGCGCCCACTGCGGGGCGGATTGTTGTCCTGATCGGCCTGCTTTTCAATTGCCATGCGTTCGATGTAGGCGTCTGCCCACTGGTCCAGCTCATGACGGTCGAAGGCAACGCCCTGTTTTCCAATGGGGAATTCGCGGACGTGAGGGCGGACGGTGTTCTTGAATTCTTCCCGGCACATGCCGAGGTAAGCAGGGGCGTGCATCGCCCGGATGAAGCGCGGCGCGGTCTCTAGGACAGGCGCCAGCTTTGTGTTGGCCATAGGAATGCCTCGCCACGCCGTTGCCGGGTGGATTGATTGGATGGGGTGGGGTGTCCTTGCCGCGCTGGGCGGCAGAAGGTGGGTTAGCGGGTGGCTTTGGCAATTACCGCTTCGGCGTGGGCAAGGGCCGCGTGGCACTTGTCGAGCCGGGCGGCGCCGAGTTTTGCCAGGCCTACCAAGTTGGATAGGCTTTCGAGCAGCTCTTCCTGCATTGCACGTTCCTCCCGGCCGACATCCCAGAAGCGCTGGCCCCAGTGATCTGCCGGCGGCGGGTTGGTGTTTTGGGCGCCGAAGGCAAGAGCCCCGAAAATCGTGTCGCACAGATCGCGCTTGTAGGCGTTGTCGCCGTCGATGCCCAGGCCGCGCCGGCGCAGTGCGCTGACCACCTCGTTTTTATCGAGACCCCGATCTTCAAGGACGATGTCCCGCTCTGGCTCGCCCGGGGTGACAATTACCAGGGCCAACTTGGCGCCCGGCAGGCAGTACCCGCTGAGTTTGACCAGTGCGTCGTTGGCTGCTTCGTGGAAACGCTGAACTGCTGACATAGGAATACCTCGCCCGCCGCTCACCGGCAGGCATGTAGGGGGATGGAGTGATGGCGTTGTGCCTAGATATCTGTGTTGTTGGGATGGGTGTAAAACGGGTATTCATTCCACCCAATTGCCAGGAGGGCGTGTGTCACACCAAATAGATGTTCCGATTGCCCACGCATATCGGGGTCACACGATGTTCCTCAAGTTCGACTGGAGACGTCCGAACGACGATGCACCGGTTGCCGCGAAGATCATCGAGCCCGCGTCAATTGATGGGTTGGGCGAAGTTGCTGCTGAACTGACCGGGCCCTGGCCTGACTATCCGGCGGCGCTCGATGAGGCAATGGCTGCTGCTGAGCGCTGGGTTGATAGTCAATTGCCCTGACGCCATTCGACGGCAGGTATGCAGGGGATTGGGTTAAGGAAGCGTGCTGCCGATTTGTGCTGCTACGACGGTGATTGCCTGGCAGAGCGCGCCACATCTATCCGCGTCGTCGGTCCAGCCGATGTTCTCGCCGAAGCCGCCGCGCTCGACCATCACGTACCGCAAGTTGGTGAACCAGAGGATGCTGAGTTGGAGGTGTACCGCCATTCGGATGGCCTGGCCTTCGTCGCTTAGTGGCTGCCATTGCTCCCGCCCGGAGTCTGGATCGTCGTAGTGGAAGGCATCGCTACCGCGCCGATACTCCAGATCGAAGCCCATGGCCTTGGCTGACAGCTTTAGCAGCTCGTGGTCTGTCATGGCCTATCCACCTTGTAGATGAAGACGTAGGCGAGCCAGAGGGTGGCGATCATGGCGTCACCTTGATATCGACGTCGTCGTGAATCCATTCGATATCGAGCAGGTCATCGTCGTCGATCTGCATTTCCCGATGGTCATTGCTTGCCAGCAGCTCCTCCACCTCGTCGTCATCGACGTTCTCAATGACCTTTCGGAAGTTCACGACTGCCTTGCCGGTGAGCACGACTGTTCTTTTCATGGGCGAGTTCGTCCTTGCCGCTATAGCGGCTGACTTTGAAGGGGGAGGGGTTACAGGTTTTGTGGGTGGAGTACGGATGTACTCCTATCAGGATTTGGCGGCACGCTTGCGGAACTCGTAAACCATGCTGCGCAGATCTACCAGTGACTCCTGCAGGTCGCCGCGTGCGGAGTCAATATTCTCAAGAAGCTCGCCTTCGCCGTCGTCGCCACCCTCATCGACGGCCAGAAGAGCCAGGCCGTATGCCTGAAACTTCGACAACACGTCATCGGCTGATTTGGCCATGTACTCGGCATGCTCAATGGCATAGGACTCTGGTGAGCGATCGGGCTTCTCGGCCGCCAGAGGGTTAGGCGAATAGCGCAAGGCTGACTTGTATGTGGCGTCGAGCGCGTCATCCAAATCACCGCCCGCCTTCTTGGTCTCGTTGAAGGCGATGATCATCTTGGCGCGGACGTCGTAGCAGCGCTCCACAGGCATACAGGCCAGTTGTTCGCCTTCAATTGCGGTCAGGCGCTGTTGCAGGGCGTCACGCTCGCGGATTGCTTGAGCGTGCTTACCGCGCCAGTGCAGCACGGCGTCCAGTTCTTCAACCGTTTGAATTACCTTGCTCATATTCAAAACCTCAATTGTCTGTGCCGGTGTAGGTGCGCCATGGCACCTTCACGCCGTTGACCAGAAATCCCCAGTCACCACGCCACTTGCTTGTGATGAAGAGGGTGTAGACGCCGCCTGGTGATATCTGGTCGATGCGATGGTACTCGCCGTGATTGAGGCGGGCGGTGTCGCCCGGGCGCCGATCGATGTATTCAGTTGCCTGGAATGCTGCGTCGAACGACTGCCGCAGGTCGGCGGCCTTAATCAGGAGCTGGTGAACTGCTGGATCATCAGCCTTGAGTATGCGCTGTTCCGTGTACCAGCCGCGCAGGATGATCGTGCGGGCGTTCCATGGGTGATCATGCAGGTCCCGGTCTTCGTCGGGCCGCATGATGTGGTGGATGCGAAACGACCACGGGCACCACCACAGTGCCGGCTTGTGCGACTCGCGGGAGTAGGGGTTGAACAACCACCAGCGACCCATGTACATCTCGGCGCGGTCGGCGGACATAATGTGCTGGTACGGGGTGCGCTGGGCGCGATTGATTAGCCAGGCGGCAACCGCCGGGCGCGCAAGCAGCTTGGCGACCAGGCGCCAGAACAGATTGATCACGGGGAGTCCTTGCCGGGCCATGCCCGGGCGGTGGAGTGGGGGAGTTATCGCGAAAGCTCTTTGGCGCGCTTCTTCGACCAAGCCAGCACATCCAGCACAACGCTTTTGCTGAACATGCTGCGCTGGCGGTAGTAGTCCACGGCATCACGCGATACGGAAAAGCACACGCCAGCCTTGAAGCCTTGCTTGCGCAGCTCGTCGTGTACGTTCTTTTCTATGAACTCATGAGGGGTCATAGGGCCACCCATTCGTTCTTGGCGTTGTAGTGGCCGCGCCATTCTCCGAGCGAGAACACCAGGGTTCCCGGCGTAGTCAGCCATGCCGATTCAATTGGCCCGCCTTTCAGTCGAAAGCTCGACTTGAAGGCCCGCAGGACGCGCTTACGGATGCGCCTACGCGACAGATCGTTACACTTGATGCGGTGGGGGGGGGGTAGACATATCGCACCTCCAGGCGTGCGCCTGCCTCGCCGGCTGGCGCTGTTCAGTGATATGGGGTATTACGGGTGACCGGCATGGTGCCGGATCAGTCGTTGTCGCCGTCGTCTTCGGCGTTCATCTGGAGCGATTCGGCAAAGCCTGCTTGCCGTAATTTGCGCGCCACGTTTTGCGGTATATCTATTCCGTGGCGCTTAATTTCGAGCATCGAGGCGGACCTCTCGGCGCCCAGCGAGTGGGCATGTGCGATCAGTCGCCAGATGGTCGTGCGGTCTTTCGTCTCGCCCAGTTCGGCGGTGAGCGCTGCCAGTCGGTCGCGCATTCCTTGGCGGAAGTAGTGACGGATGATGTCGGACGGCCCTTTGACTTTCGGCGGCGCCGGCGGCAGATCCTCGGCCCGCCCATTCAGCACCAGCAGTTGCACCGCCTCGCTGACCTCTTCGACCTCATGCCAAAGCATCAACTCGTCGAGCATCTGCCGGGTGCCGTATGGGACCGTGTGCCGCAATTCCTGCTCGCCCAGTTCCTGCCGCTTCTCGGCAAGCCTGGCCGTTCGTTCTTCCTGGCTCACAGCCATGGCCTACCTCTTCTATTCCGCTGGCCGGCAGTGCGAGCCAGGCTTGACGTTTGCGTTGCTGGGTGCGGGCTATGCGGCGCATGAATCGACCTTCACCTGGCGCCAAGCACCGACCGCTTCGAAGATTCGCGCGGCGTGTTCCTCGTCCAGCGACAGGGTGTCGGGGATGGCGATCCAGCCGGAGGCCACCATCTGGCTTTGGTTGGCCTCGGCGCGCAGCTTCATATAGCAATGCTCGATCACGTCTTCCAGGTGATCGGACAGGTAGACCCCGTCCGGCGCCAGTTCCACCGACTTGCTGTAGCGGTCGCCGCGAGCGTCAATGCACATTGCGCTCATGTAGATCGTCCAGCGGTGAGGAATGCCGCACACGGCCTGGCCAATCTTCCCTGGCGCGATGTTCTTGAGTGACCGGTAATTGATCATGCCCTGGCGGCCGCTGGGATCGATGTTCACCACCGCGACGTGATTGGATGCCAGCAGCGAGCGGCACGACCGGGCAATTCGGGCTTGCAGGTTATGCGGCTTGCGCTTGCTCATAATGCCTCCGCGAGTTTGCGCAGCGCGTTACGCTCGGCCCGGGTGATGGGCGGCTTGCGGCGCTTGAGGATGGTTTCGGGATCGATCTTGGTGGAGCGGGGTGGTGGCAGCGGTTTGCGTGGCGGGCTTGGCAACTGCGCGACTGTCCCGCCTGCGGCCAAGAACTCCGCCGTGCGCTCCGATATCGAGTAAGCGTCCTGGCGGTGCTGCTCGACCAGGCTGAGGTGGTTGCTGATCATGCTGGCTGTCTCGCTTTGTTCAGTTCAGCCTTGCGGATCTCCTTGGCGGCGACCAGCGATGGCTTGAGGTTGTCGAAGCCGTGGACGATTACGCGCCCGGCGTTGTAGGCCGACTCCAGCGCGGCCATGTCAGCCGCTTGACGGATGTCGGCGATCGCATCAACAAGTAGCTCCTTGGCTCGCTCCTCCGGGCTGATACCGGAGTTCAGCCAGCTCAGCAGGCGCTTGCCCGTTTCCTCGCTGATCAGTTCAGGCTGGTCAAACAGCTTCGTCCGGTCTTTGCTGGCTGTGGCCGTGTGCCCGTCGTGGGTGAGGTCCAGCACCACGGTGAATTCGTAGTCGGTGCCGTCGCGCTGCTCTGACTTCATGCCCAGCTTGAGGATCTTCTTACCCTCGCCTTGAACCGTTTCCGTCTTGCTGCGCATGGTGCAGATGATGTGCATCGAGCTGGTGAGGATCTTGTCCGTCAGCTTCCGGTGGCGCGGCGTGGTCTCGTTCCAGGCCGCCCACGTGTTGCCCCGGAATTTCTGGTGGGCCACTGTCTCGTTCTGCTCCAGGCAGCCCCCGGAACCTGTCCACTCATGCGAGTAGCTATCGATGATCAGCGTGTCGTACCCTGCCAGCTCAGCGGCGACGATCACTTCGATGTAGCGCTCTGGCGAGTACGGTGCGTGCAACTCCATTGCGTCGAAGTCGACCAGGTCCGCGTACAGCGATGCGCTGCCGTGTTCGGTGTCTAGCACCGCGATACGCCCGCCAAGCCCCTGGGCCAGGAGAAGGGCGGAGTAGGTTTTGCCTGATCCAGACGGCCCGGCAAGTGCCAGCCGTAGCTTGGCCTGCTTGCGTTCGGCTTTCTTGAACATTTGAGCTTCCTCAGCTTGGTTGGTTGTCCCACTGCCGCTGGATGCGGCGGGCTTCGTCTTCGTACTCTTTGCGCTGCTCACCGGTGAACCGATCAGGCGAGAAGGCGCCGACCATCATCCAGTCGAACTGGGCGGCCATTGCCGGGCTCATACAGCTCTCCTGTGGCTTAACCCCATCAACTGGGCAGCCTGGGCCATGGTTTGTGGCTGGATCACGCCGAGGTTGCTAGCTACTCGCTTGAGCACCACCAGGTCATCCAGTGTTCGCGCCTTGTCGATGTAGCCGGCCAGCGTCACCAGCTTCGACTTGCAGTCCGTCAGCGCCATGCCGAGATGCACAACGCTGAGTTGCCGCACGTCCCGACCCACCGCGGCGCTAACCGACTCGAAAACCTGCTCCAGCTTTCTATTGGCGTAGCTCGCCTCGACCTGTGCGCGCTTGCGGTCATCGACTGCAGCTGCAAGCCTGGCTTCCAGGTCAAGCACCAATTCGGCCGACCCGCCGAGCTTGGCGATTCGCTCGCGCTCCACCTGCTGCTGGGCAACCGCCAGTTCTTCGCGCTCAATCTTGGCCGTTGGCGCTGCGTGTGCGATGGTCCGCAGATCCGCCGCGGTGCGAGGTAATACGTTTTCTTGAGACATAGAGCCTCCATCACGGCAGCGGAATGCGCCGTGCTTGGTGTCTGGAAAGGGTGTTAAGCGGCAGTGGATTGAGTGGACGTGTAGTCGTCGTAGATCTCGTCGATACGCGCCTGAAACTCTCGCTGCTCTGTGTCGCTGATAGTGCGCAGAAGGAAGGCCAGGGTTATCGCCGAGCGTGCGGCGGCGCTTGCGTTCGGCTTCCCTACGTCCCTGCGAAGGTCGGCAAGCTCGGCGTTGATCCAGCCGACAGCGGTGTCGTGGTCACGCTGCTGTAGGCTCATCGGGAGCGCTCCAGGCTCCGGGCGAGGGCACAGGCTTCGTTGTGGTTGCGACGGAAGCCCATGACCTTGTTAGTCTGGCTGTCCACCACATGGAAGAAGTCGCGGCCCGCAGGCTTCACCACCATGCGGAAGGTGACCACGGGCATCGGACGATCAATCAGCCGGTAGAAATCAGCAGTGGCGAGAAGGGAGCGCTGATGCAGGCCGTCGACGATGTCGCGGCGCGATTGAATGCTGTGGTGCATGGTCGCCTCCAGGGTGGCGTTAGTCGGTATACGCGATGTATTTGAAGTGGCCGGTGTCTTTGTTGAAGTGCTCAAACCTGCCGCCGAACGTTCCGCGCACCTTTTCCTCGACTTCCTTGACCTCGGTGCCAATAGGGAAAACCCCCTCCTTAATCATCGAGCTGCTGGTGTAAAGCTTGTCCACCCAGTCGATCTTGGTGGGGTCTAGCACGCGAGGCTTTGTTTGGATGTATGGCACCGGGCCGCCCATGCTGATGGACGAGATATCGCGAACGCACAGCGGGTCATCAGCGGCGCGCCACCCACAGTCATGACAGTGCATGTCAGCGTTCTCATGGCGCCAGCACGGTGCCGATATGTGGCAACTACAATCCTTGACTGGCTCCAGCTCGATTACACCTTGGCAGCCATCGCGGGCGCACACGTCACCCTCGGAATATCCGAAATCGCTCATGGCGACCTCCAGTGTTTGGGTTAGGCGGCAGAATTGGGCTGATGAGGTCGCCAGTACTCAATGAGGCTGTCGGCGCCCCAATAGCAGTTCTCGGCCTGCTTCTGGGCAAACTCTTTTCCATCAAGATATTTGACGTCTATGAGCCCAGCAGCATCGCTTGGCCTGCCATGCCCTCGACTCCAGTAATTCCACTTGCTCATGAATCTCTCCATTCGTTGGTTCACCTGTATTCGTTCAACACTCATTCCTCCCGCTGGTTGCCGATGGGCGCGGGGGAGGAGTGCTGACGTAATAGAGGCGGAATAAAGAAAGCCCGGTTGGACGTCCGGGCTTTCGGATGCAGTGGTTTGTATTTTTTGGGCGGGGCCATCAGCGCCAGAACGCAGACAGACCCGATCTAGAACGCCAGCGCTCACGATGGAAGCGCAAGGGACCGGTTGGCAGGCCGTCATCAGGTGGCGGTTCTGGCCGCGCATGGCTGAGCGCTGCGCCGATCAGGAACAGAAGGAGCATGGTGATCTCCGGTTGGGTTGGGTGATGCAGGTGGGCGGTTATAGGCCGCAGTTTCGTCCGCATCGGATATAGCTCGAATCCCTCCGAGTGTTGCCCGTCTTCGCCGCGACAAAATCCGCTCAGGCTCAGGACAAGGTGGCCACCCTGCTATCACGCAGAAGGCCGAGCTATATCCGATGCGCTCTCATAGAGAGGATCGGGCAGTTATAGCCAAGCTGGCTTTTGGCGCTGGTTGTTCAATTCAGGTGGATGGCGAGCATGCCGCGATCCATTACAGCCAGTTCTTCGGTGCTGTTCATGATTCGGCGAAGTTCGGCAACACCGCCGGCGATACCAGTGACCGCTGCGACGACTTGCAGTTGGCCTTTCTTGTCAGCGCTGCGCAGGGCAGTGCGGATTCGTTCGTCTTGCTTTGGATCGGTCAGGTTCATCGCTTTGCCCTCCGGGCGGTTGTTTTCCCGATGCCCACCGCTCTGGATGGGCATCAGTGAAAAGGTCCGCAGTGAATACTCACGCAGGGATACTGATTGGCTGTTGGTCGATGATCGTGATTGAGCCTCGATCGGTAACCGCCACCCTGGCTGTTAACCCTGGGTGCATCTCGGCCAGCCTTGGGTGGGCCTTGAAGTCAGTGACCCTGCCTGTTCGGCTGCCCAGGCCGAGGTAGATCACATCACCTATTTGAATTTCGCTTCCGCGCTTCGTTGGCATTTCGTCTACTCCTTCCGATTTTCCGGATGACCCTGTCGCCAAGGTCACCGAGGAAATCTGTTGTCTCCACCACGCGCATCGCCCGATTCATATCTCTGGCCGGCGTCACACATTTCGTGGACGGTGTTCTTCGCCGACCGGCTTGCGTGGTTTCGCGTACTCACATCTGGTGAGCACGGCCAGTTCCAGAGCTGGCATGGAGATCGAATTTATTGCTCGCGCTGTGCCCATTGCTGGGGATCGATCTGCGAGGTTCCCGTGCTGTTAAAGAGCGGCGGGCTGTGAGGCCCTGGCGAGTCCCTGTTGGGTGACTCGATGGAGTGAACAATACCGCCGGTATTCTATATGGTCAATACCGCCGGTCATGTATTTTTCTTCAGGCACAAAAAAACCCGCTCAGTGGCGGGCTTGTTGTAGGCGCTATGGGTCAGTCTGGTTCCTGGGCTCTGAGCCTGGCCAGGGCCTGTTTGATGTGCCCGGCATTCTCGCCGATGGTTTCCAGGGCGCCGCGGACATTCTGGTCTACATGATGGCCTCCGTGGTTAGCCGTCCACAACGACAGCTCCATGATGGCTGCCTCCAGGGCGAGCTGGTTCTCGTAAATTCGCTCGAGCATATCGGGGAGGGAGTAGGTCGCAGGCATTGAATAGCTCCAGGAATGGGAGCAGGAAGGATAGCAGGGAGGGCAGAAACAAGAAGCCCGGCGCTGGGCCGGGCTGTTTTACGAACCAGATTTTGCGGGGGGAGGCGAGATCGTCGCTGGCGAACTCTTGCTGCCTTCCGGCGCAACCACCTCGGAAGTCGATGTCGACGAACTTTTGCCTAGCTGGAAAGAACTCAACATATTTGATGTGAGAGCCGTATTGAATCCAGCCACGCCTAGCACTATGGCGAGCACAGTGGAGACTGCCGTCACGATCAAAGTGGTTTTCATTGAGCCGATGCTGGTCTTCGTCTCTCCGTTGTCCTTGCCGATCTGTGCAAGAACACCGTCAAGGCGCTTATCTCGCTCAGCCTGAGCAGCCAGAAAACCTTCTATTTTCGCAGAAACAGATTCCACGCGAGCATCCATCTTTGCCTCGATGGTCTCGATTTTTGCGTTGAATTCTTCGCGAGTAATGTCGTTCATTGGCTCAGTATGGCCGCTGGGGGTTGCTCTGTCATCCTTGACATATTTTGTCCTCGGGAGGTGAATGTCGCCGAAAAGCCTGCCGTCATAGTTATTCATTTTTTTCTTTGCCCGGATTCTGGGCAACCCAATCAGCTATGAACTTTGCCCGGTGCTCTCTCACGAATCCACAATTGCTGCATTCCAAGGCTAGATTGTAAGCCGGCTCGTTGCCAAATGTGACCTGAAGCGGCATGAGAAATACCTCCGTGCTTTCCTCATCAGCAAAGGGAACAATCCACTTTGGATTGCCGCAGCAAGGACACTTTGCGTTATCGGTTTTTTCTACCAAAAACCTGATGGCGTCTTCGAATAATATTTTCATCACAATCCCTTTTGATACGCCAAAAGCATTAACTGCTACAGCATCCCGCCGCGCCAAACCACGCGACCGATGATGCGAACCTCGTTTATCTCCCCGTCACGCAGCGTCTCGTCGCCGTAGCGCGCTTTGTCTGGGTTATCGCTACGAATGATCCAGCCATCGAAATCCGACTTCACCAGGCGCTTAACGATCGTGCCTTTCGATTCGCTCTGCATGGCGAATATCTGGCCGTCCTTGGGCTCAATCTTCGACTCATCCACCAGCAGTACGTCGCCGTCGTTGATAGTCGGCTCCATGCTGTTGCCGCTGGCGTAGATCACGTCCAGGTGCTTCTGGTTGAGGTTGTTGGCGCGCAGCCAGGCCGACTTGAACGCCATTACGCCGCGGATCTCAACGTGTGGATTGTCGTCGCCGTCACCGGTTGAGCCGCGCGCTGTAAGTTGGAGGACGCCGGTGTAGCCGGGCTCATCCTTCAAATCGAAGCTGCGCGGGGGAGTGCGGCCGTCAATCACCTGCTGAGTGTCTCTTCCTGGCAGCGCCTGAGACATTTTTTCGATCTGGGCCGCGAGAGTTGGGCTTATCTCTGATACAGGAACGCCCAAGGCACGCGCAAATACCACCGCCGCATTCACGCTCAGAGCAGTGCGGCCGTTCATGAAGTGGCTGACAGCACCTTGCGTGACGCCATCACCCAGTTCGGCCGCAAGCTTTTCCTGGGTGAGCTTCAGCTCCCCGCGCTTGGCCTGGAACAGGGATTTCAGCCGGGCGCTGTCTTGCAGCTGCCATTCGGATAACGGAAGCCGTCGGGAGTCTTTTTTCATCTGCTGATGGTATTACCCACGGTATTTACTTAACCAATATCGCCGGTATTGACTATGAACAATACCGGCGGTCATACTTGTGGTGAAATCTACGCAGAGGACGCCGCAATGCGCCGAATCACACTCACCGAATTTGCCAAAGAACACGGCCATACCAAGGCCGCCCAGATGCTTGGTTGCACCCAGGGCGCGTTGAGTAAAGCGATCCGTGTCGGCCGCGATGTGTTCGTGACCCTCGAAGAGGACGGCAGCTTGTCCGCCCAAGAGCAGCGTCCGTTCCCATCTCAGAAATCAGCTGCATAACCCTTTCGAACAACCAAGGAGCCTCACCAATGGCATACGACGACACACGCCACCTGAAAGACCGGGAGATCAAGTCCCGCTATGACGATGAAACCTATGAAGCCTTAAAGGCTGTGGCTCGCCTGCACAAGCTGCAGCTGGCCGTGTTTGTGCGCATGTGCGTCGAGGAGAAGTTGGAAAGCATCGTTGAACCGAATGCTACTGGTAAACACATGCAGGCCTGAAGGCCCTGAAGGAGGCTATGTGCCTGAAACCACGATCTGCCACGGGATCGATGGGCGCCTCTACGAGAAGCTTGAACGTTTGGCGAAGGATGCGGGCATGACGCCCGACGAATACGCCGCAAAGCTTGGAGCAGAGCGTTTTTTCGAGAAGACCAGGCCAAGAGGCGCCGGAAAGATCCGGCATCTGCCAACAACAAGGCGAGAACCGCCGAAGCCCGGAATAGGGCCTGAAAAAGGAGGGCCTGATGAAGACCCCAGCCAATAAACCCAAACCGCAGGCACAAAAAAGCCGGGGCGCAATCCCGGCTCTTTTTACAGCGCTTGCAAATAACGTTTCAACGTGGAGCTGATTATGCATACGTCGAACACTGATGTACAGGCCCTGAATAATCCCGCGCCACGTTTTCTCCAATCGCAAAACGTGGCGCGCAGCAACTTCCACCTCAACGCCGCAATGAGCGCAGCGAAGCAGATTCGCTTCCAGTACTCCAAGCCATCCAAAAATAAGCTCGTGCGCGAATGCCTTGATCAGTTGCAGGCATTCCTGGCTTCGTCTAAAGGCGTCCGCCCATGAGTAATGTCATTCAACTAAGCGCAAAAAGCCCCGGGGGGTTTACCCGGATGGACAACGATCTTTATGAGGCCCTGATCCGGGCCGACCTCTCTGGGCGTGAGCTTCGTGTTGCCTTGGCCATTCACCGGCAAACAGCTGGGTACAACCTCGACAGTGCCCGTATTGCTGCCTCCTACATCGCTGAGATGGCGAACATCCACCGTGAGGACGTTTCCCGCATCATCGGCGAGTTACTGCGTCAGCGGGTCATCTACCGCGACGGTGGGAGCAAGGCGCCGATCGGTATTTCCCCCGTTCGTGAGTGGCGAATCGACGCAAAAAACAACCGGAAAAACACAGCCAAAAAAGAGCCACAGTGTGGCGTTTCCACCACGTCCTTAGTGGCGTTTCCACCACACAATAAAGACACAAATACAACTACTACCTCTGACGAGGTAGTCGTCGACGCCGAGCGTCAACCGGAAGCGGCGCCGGAGAAAATCTCGAAGGTGAAAACCGACGCATGCCCACACCGGGCCATCGTCGACCTGTATCACGAAATCCTTCCTGAGCTGCCTGCCGTAACCTTGATCAACAAAACCCGCCAGCAGCACCTGCAAGGCCGGTGGCGTGAGCACGAAGCTCATCGCGACCTGGCGTTCTGGCGTGAGTACTTCCAATCCGTGAAAGCCTCGAACTTCCTGATGGGCAAGGTGGAAGGCCGTTTCGGCACCAAACCGTTCCGCGCCTCGTTCGATTGGCTCATCGCCCCCCGCAACTTCGTCAAGGTCGTCGAGGGGAATTACCATGCGTGATCCCTACAGCATCGAGGCCGAACACGGCCTCCTGGGCGCGATGATGCAGCGTTCCGAGCTGATCGACACCTTGAGCGATGACCTGTCGGCCGAGTCGTTCTACTTCGCCGAAAACGCTGATGTGTATCGCGGGATCATGGCGGTTCGTTCGGCAGGGCAGGCGGTGGATTTTCTTTCGGTCGGCAATCACATCGGTTCGATGGCCGACGGTTCGCCAGCCTTCGCCTACTGCGCCGAGATCGTGAAGAACACGCCAAGCGTGGCCAACGCATCCACCTACGCGGGCATCGTTCGTGATCGAGCCATCAGCCGCGCCCTGTATGACCTGGGTAGCCAAGCGATGGAAATTGCGCACGGCGACCAAGACACACAGTCCAAAATCGCCGCGATTCAGGCCTCCGCCATGGCGATCGACAGCGGTTCTGATGCTGATGAGGTTGTAAGGGCGTCCGACGTACTCGTTGACCAGCTTGAAGTCTGGCAGGAGCGTCACGACCGGCATGAGAGCGGGCAGACCCTGATCGGCTTGTCTACTGGGCTGAAGGACCTTGACGAGAAGCTGGGCGGCCTACAGCCGGAGCAACTGATTATCGTCGCCGGTCGGCCGGCCATGGGCAAGACAACTCTGGCTATGGGTTTCGTTATCGATGCCGCCGTACGCCAGGCAAAGTCAGGGTTGGTCGTGAGTCTGGAGATGAGCAAGGGTCAGTTGATCGACCGCGCAACAGCCTCAGAGGGAAAGATCCCACTAAACCTGATCAAGAACGGTACTGCCTGCCAGGGGCACGGCGATAGCCTGGGCGTTGCGGTGGCCAATCTCAAAAAAGCCAAGCTGTTCATCGCTGACCGCGCCGGCGCCACAGTTGGACGCATTCGATCGCTGGCCCGCCGCCACAAGATGCGCTACGGGCTCGACATCCTGATGATCGACTACCTCCAACTCATGGAAGGCGAGGGCGGCAACCGTACCGAGGAGGTCAGCAGCATCAGTCGTGGCTGCAAGCTACTGGCCCGCGAGCTGGGAATCCCCGTTGTGCTGCTCAGCCAGCTTTCTCGCAAGTGCGAGGAGCGTCCGAACAAGCGCCCGGTGCCGTCCGATCTTCGAGAGTCTGGCGCTATTGAGCAGGACGCCGACGTGATCCTGTTCGTGTACCGCGACGAGGTCTACCACGAAAACAGCGAACAGAAAGGCATCGCCGAAATCATTGTGGGCAAAGGCCGGGATGTCGAAACGGGAACCGTTCGGGCCGCTTTCCTTGGCCAGTACAACCGCTTCGAGGACCTAGCTGCTGGATGGAAACCAGAGCCAGCGGCAGCCCCCTCACCAAAAGTCGCATCCCTTTCCAGTCGCTACGCCAAAAAGGAGACTTTCTGATGAGAGACAAGCAAACGATTTTCCGCTACGGCGGTTACGAAATGCGCTCCCACTCGGAAACTCGATGGGCAGCAATTATGGATGTGATGGGTGTTTCCTGGGTGTATGAGCCGCGCACCGTGATCACCCGCCACGGCGGATACATGCCTGACTTCTTCCTTCCTGCAGTCGGTGCGTTCGTCGAAGTTAAGGGGCCGACCCCTAGCCAGGTTGAGCGCGAAAAAGCGCTGGACGCTCAACAGGTCACCGGCTTTCCGGTGGTTTTTGCTTACGGCCGCGCCGAGATTATTGGCGGTGAGCTGTTCCACGGGATGCTGAGCTATTTCAGTGAGCGCGGTGAGGTCAGCTATTCAACCGCCGAGATTGGTGCAGCTGTTCGCAGCTGGTTCGGCATTCGCACCTACGCCGCTTATCTTTCGGCCGGCGAGCATCAGCGCCGACCTGATTGCGTTCTTCTTGGAGACATCATCGAAGAGGTCATCACGGGCTGGATGGATCGTCAGGCGCGCGAGACTTACCTGAAGGGCCTACACGGGCCAATCAACCAGCGGAAGCTTTCCCAGCATCGACAGGCCAGCCGCGCCGAATGGGCGCTTTCCCAATTCTCCCAAAAAATCATCCAGTGCTGTAACGCACGGGAGGCTGCGTGATGACCGATTACACCGACATCCAGAAAGCTGCCGCATACGCCGCCCAGGACACAATAAGGTTTGCCGACGAAGACGAGGAAATGCGTGCGTTCCAGCAGTTCCACGAAGAGGTAAGCCCGGAAACGGTGCTGGCCCTGATTGCCGACATCGACGAAGCCCGAAACGGCATGAAGCACTCATGCGCGATACGCCTGAAAAAGCAAATCGAACAGCTCGAAAAAGAGCGCGACCAGCTCAAGTCCGAGAACGAGGCGCTGCGCAATGCGTTGCGGCCATTGCTGGCCCATTGGGACGACGTCCGGCCTGGCGAATCGCTCAATGTCGATGCCGCCCGCGCCGCCATGGGAAAGGGAGAGCAGTCATGAACCCGATCATCACTCACCAGATGCAACCGTGCCCGTACAGCTGCGTGTCGACCTGTCTAGCCATGATCGTTGGGCGCCCGGCACCGCAAATCATCGAAGACATGCACCATCCTTATCGCAATGGCGATCTCACCTTGCGGCAAATGCTGGAGCGCCTCGGCGTTGAATACACGGCTTTCTTCAGCCTGGACTGCCCGCCGCTGGCTGACGAGGGTGTGTACCTGTGCACGTCACCTTCGCTCAATATCGAAGGCGGCAACCACCAGATCCTGATCGAGGTCACCGACGAGAACTACTTCGTCCTTGACCCGGTACAAGGGCGCGAGAACCGTAAATATTACGTGGCGCGCGGGAAGGGTGAGGACATTCCGCTGGCGATCGACCTTGGCGGCTTCGTCGTCGACGCCTTTATCTCGCGTGACCATCTTTTGGTCCAGCGCATCGGCAAGCCTTTGGCGGAGGTTGCAGCATGACCAGCCTCCAGATCCGCAACGAATCAGACCGCAACAGGGCCATGGGTCATATCGCCAGCCTGGACCTGAGCAAGCCCAAGAAGCTGGCCATCACCGAAGTGGACCGCAGCGGGGAGCAGAACAAGGCCCTGCACGCGGCTCTGGCCGATATCGCCGCCCAGGTCGAGCACGCCGGGAAGAAGTGGGATGTCCTGATCTGGAAGCGCCTGCTGACCGCCGCCTGGCTGCGTGAGTCGGGCGATCAGCCGCAGATGATCCCAGCGGTAGACGGCAACGGCTTCGACGTCATCTACGAGCGTACCAGCAAGCTCACCGTGAAGCAGTGCGGAGAGTTGATCGAGTGGGTGCACGCGTTCGGCGCCGAGCACCAGGTGCGCTGGACGCAAAAGGACAACTGGGGAGGGCGGTACTGATGAGTGCGTCAGAACAATTCTGGATTGTGATTTTCTTCGCCGTCGTCATTGGCGTGATTGCTGGCCACTTCATCGACAAGCGCCGCCAACGGTCAATCGAGGATTTCGAACGTAAGCGCCGCGAGCGGAAAGCGGAAGTTGAGCGCGCCGCGAGGAAAGCGCTATGAGCATCGAGCGAAAGCCGGCCAAGCCGAAGAAATGCCGCGTAGCTACGTGCAGGGCCTCATTCGTCCCCGCACGCATCGGCCAAGCTGTGTGCAGCCCGGCGTGCGCAATGATCGACGCGCCCAGGCATGAGCCGAAGGCGCGCAAGGCCTTGGCCGATATCGAGCGCAAGGACATCAAGGTCCGCAAGGAGAAGCTGAAGACTAGGGCGGACCACCTGCGCGAAGCCCAGGCCGCGGTGAACGAGTACGTGCGCCTGCGCGACGCGCATCTGCCGTGCATCAGCTGCGACTCCACACCGAACGACAGCGACCTCATGACCGGCAGCCGCTGGGACGCTGGGCATTACCGATCTGTCGGCGCCTGTCCTGAGCTGCGCTTCGAGCCGCTGAACATCCACCGGCAGTGTGTGAAGTGCAACCGCAACCTATCCGGCAATGCCGTGGAGTACCGCATTCGCCTGGTGCAGCGCATCGGCGCCGAGAAGGTTGCATGGTTGGAGGGTCTGCATCCGGCCTGCAAGTACACCGTGGAAGAGATCAAGGCCATCAAGGCCAAATACCGGGCAATGTCCAGAGAGCTGAAGAGGGCTGCAGCATGAATCATGATGCCGAAGAGCTTTTGACTCAGTGGGGCCGCTGGAGCCGTCAACAGGTAGGTGTTCCACGGTGCACATCACCCTCATACGTCCTGATGCGGGACAACGTTGAGCAGATGGATTGCCTGCCATCCGCCTGCATCACAGACGAAGACGCCATGATGATTGATCGCCTGGTGTCAGTGATGGCCAGGCGCTGGCCAATGATGGCCGCATGCATCACCGTGTATTACCGCGGCTTCGATATGACTATGGCTGACGTAGGAAAGGAAGTAGGCCTGGCCCGGCTAAAGGTTCGCGAACTGATCATTGCCGGGCATGCCTACATCGACGGATGCCTTGAAATGCGGGAGGCGGCATGAAGCTCGCCAGCCGGGTTATGGTTGCTGGCGTATGGTGGAAGTTGTTCTCTGTTGAGTTCCAGACGCCCGACGGGAAGTTTTCCACCTACATCTACGCAATAGACGCAGAGCACGCCAGTTATCGCCTGGAAGAGCTGAAGGCTACGGCTGTATTGGGTGGAGAGGTCATTGGGTAATGGTTATTTCTTGACGTGTTAACTCAGTAATGGCACATTAGCGCCATGTTGCGGTTTTACCGCTTCAAACAAGCCCGGCCATTGAGTCGGGCTTTTTTGTGAGCAAAATTTGGCACGCCGTGCTTCGCGGGAGGCAACCGGCTTTGAACTCCGGCCCACTGTAAACGGTGACTGTTCGACTCAGTGGCGTGCCGCCAATTCTCAAGCCTCGCCACTGTGCGGGGCTTTTTCGTATCTGGAGGCCCCTATGGCAGCCCCAGGCAGGAGCAGAAACATGGCCAACCCGACGCCCGAGAGCATCGTAGAGGTGGTGGGTGCGTCAGTGGCCAACAAGGGGATGCTTGCCGGCGGCGCTGTTGGTCTCTACGGCTGGCTTTCCCAAGTCAACTGGATCGGCATATCGGGCGTTGGCATTGCGGTGCTTGGCATGCTGATCAACGTTTACTTCCAGGCGCGGCGTGATCGACGAGAGGCCGAAGCCATTGCCGCAGACGCCAGAAGGGCAGACGCCGAGAGCGCCGCCCGCATCAAGGCCCTGATGGATAAGTGCGGAATATGAGCCCCGTCATTCGCCAGCGCATCGCCGTCACAGTGCTGAGTCTGAGCGCTGCCGGTTTCGCAACCTGGCAGGCGAGCGAGGGCTACACGCCTGTCGCTGTGATCCCCACCAAGGGGGACGTTCCTACCATCGGCCACGGCTCGACCCGCCACGAGGACGGTTCGCCGGTCCGCATGGGCGACACCATCACCCCGCAGCGCGCAGAAGTCCTGGCCCGCAACCTGAACAGCCAGGCCGAGAAGCAGTTCGCTGCATCGCTCCCTGGTGTCGCGTTGCACCAAGCCGAGTTCGATATCTACATGGACTTCGTGGGCCAGTACGGCATTGGCACCTGGCGCGCTGGCTCGCCGCGCCGCGACCTGCTGGCCGGCAACTACGTCCAGGCCTGCCATGACCTGCTCAAGTACAAGTTCGCTGCTGGCTTCGACTGCTCCACACCGGGCAACAAACGGTGCTGGGGCGTCTGGGCTCGCCAGCTTGAGCGTCATGCCAAGTGCATGGCTGCCCAGCAATGATTCGCTACCTGATCGCCGCGCTCGCTGCATGCCTGGTGCTGATCTACGGCGGATGGAGTCACATCCAGGGACAGGCCAAGGACATGGCCGTTGCGAAGGATCGCATTGACACCCTTGAGCGCGCGGCCGAGTCACGCAAGAACACTCAGCGCCTATTGGCCAAGCTCGATACCGAACACACAAAGGCCCTGACCGATGCCCAGACCGCTAACAACCAGCTTCGTAATGCTGTCGCTACTGGCGCTCGCCGGCTGTCCGTCAAGGCCACCTGTCCAGCTGTGCGAAACACCAGCACCACCGCCGGCCTGGGTGATGCAGAAGCGCGAGCCGAACTTGACCCAGCGGCTGGTCAACGAATTGTCGCCATCGCCAACGACGGTGACGAAGGACTGATAGCCCTGCGCGCGGCACAGGACTACATCAACACCGTCTGCTTGAAGGATTTCAGCAATGACCGATAAGCAGCCCACCGACTGGGAGCGCATTGAACAGCTCTACCGGGCAGGACTGCTGTCCATCCGTGAGATTGCATCAAGTTGCGGTGTTTCACACGTTGCCATCCAGAAGCGCGCAAAGCGTGACAGCTGGGTTCGAGACCTTGCCGCGAAGATCAAGGCCAAGGCTGATTCATTGGTTACCAGAGACACGGTTACCAGTGTGGTTACCAAAGAACAGTTGGTAACCGAGCGCGGAATCGTTGAAGCGAATGCTCAAGTCATTGCAAACATCCGTATTGCTCATCGCACTGATATTGGGCGCTCCCGTCGTCTTGCCAACAAGCTGCTGGATGAACTGGAAGGGTTGACCGACAACCGTGACCTGTTCGAACAGCTTGGCGAGATGTTGCGCAATGAGGACGACAAGGGACAGGACAAGCGCAACGACCTTTACATGAAGGTTATTGATCTGCCTTCCCGCTCCAAGACCATGAAAGAGTTGGCCGAGACGCTGAAGAACCTGATTGCCCTTGAGCGTCAGGCCTACGACGTTGGCGCCGAGAAGCCAGGCGATGACCGCAGTCAACTGACGGAAGAAGAACTTGATCGCAGAATCGCCAAGCTCGCAGTCCAGGGCTGACAAGCTTGAGCTATTGGCGTTGCTGGAGGAAAAGGCGCGCCGGGATGCACAGAGGCGTCACCTGCTCCAGTTTGAAACGCTCTATGAGTGGCAGCGCAAGTTCGTAAAGGCCACGGCCGATCACACGTCGTGCATGCTGATGGCGGCCAACCGCGTTGGTAAGACGCGCACTGGTTTAACGATCGATGCCATGCATTTGCTGGGTGATTACCCTGAGGACTGGGAAGGCCACGCATTCGACCATGCGCCGATGTGTTGGCTGCTGGGGTTCTCTATGGAGAAAACCCGCGACCTGCTCCAGACGCCATTGTTCGGCACGCTGGAGGGTGGCAAGTGGACTGGTGGGTTGATACCCGCTGATCGAATCATTGCGCATCTGTCCGCCACCGGCACATCCGGCGCCATGCGGCAGATCACTGTCCGGCACAAATCCGGCAGCCAATCGACAGTGCAGTTCTGGTCCTACAGTCAGGGCCAGCACGCAATCATGGGCGACAGCGTCGACTGGTACCACATCGACGAAGAGCCGCGCGACAAAGCGATCTACCCGCAAGTTCTGACCCGTACCGCAACTGGTGACGGTGGTCTTGGTGGTCGCGGAATTTTGACGTTCACCCCTGAGAACGGGCGCACCGAACTGGTTGTTCAGTTCATGGACTGCCCGGCCGAGGGCCAATACATCCAGCGCGCCACCTGGGCTGACGCACCTCACTTGACTGCTGATACTCAGCGCAAGTTGTTAGGTATGTACCCAGAGTGGCAGCGCGATATGCGTTCGAAGGGGCTTCCGTTGCTTGGCACTGGCTTGATATTCGACTTCGGCGATGAAGCCATTAAGTGTCAGTCGTTCCCTTGTCCGCCGCACTTCTACGTTATCAACGGCATGGACTTCGGCTGGGATCACCCGCAGGCGCACATTCAACTGTGGATCGATATCGAATCCGATGTGATCTACCTGGCCCATGCCTGGAAGAAGTCACGCGTCACGCCATCAACCGTGTGGGGCACCGTCAAGGCTTGGGCAGCAAACATCCCGACCGCATGGCCTTCTGATGGATTGCAGTCCGAGAAATCATCGGGAGAGCAGCAGAAGAAGGCCTATGTGGACGCCGGCTGGCAGATGCTCGATGTGCACGCTACATGGGCGGACGGCGGTGTTGGCGTGGAGATTGGTCTCGTCGAGTTGTACGAGCGCATGACCACCGGCCGCTTCAAGGTTTTCTCCCATCTGTCGGACTTCTTCGACGAGAAGATGAGTTACCACCGGGATGAGAACGGCAAGATCGTCAAGCTCAACGACGACATTCTTTCAGCCGTTCGATACGCATACATGATGCGCCGCTTTGGTCAGCAGCGCTGGCAGCTGGAGTCCAATGACTCAGGCAAATTCCAATCCGAATACGACCCTTACGCGAGTAACTGACATGTGCGGAAAGAGCATCAAGAAGCTGATGAACAAGGCCATTGACCTTGACCCCCTGCGCGGCGGTGACGTGATTCTCGAGGGCCTGGGCCTGCCCAACCTCACCGGGGAGAACACTGGCATGCTGGGCAAGGCTGACCGCGAGAAGGCAGCAGCCAAGGCAGCGGAGGAAGCTGCCGGCTCAGTTGCAGGCGCGGCAGCTCCAACCACGTCCAGTGACTCTGTGCAGGCTGCCGTGGAGGCTGAGCGCAAGCGCCGGTTGGCGCAGTCTGGCCAGGGCGGCACTATCTTGACCGGCTCGTCTGGCGTGCTTGGCAATGCCAACACCAGCCAGAAAACGTTGTTGGGGGTGTAAGTTGGCCGACTCCCTGCGCGAACGCTGCGAGAAGCGCTACACCGCTCTCAAGAGCGAGCGCGACAGCAACTGGCTATCCGAGTGGAAAGAACTGGGCGACTTCATCAGCCCTCGTTCCGGCCGCTGGTACAACACCGACACCAACGACGGCAAGCGCCGCGATCAGAAGATCATCAACCCGCAGGCAACGTTTGCGGCCCGCACGCTGGGCGCTGGCATGCACACCGGCATGACAAACCCGTCGTCGCCGTGGGTGAAGTTCGGCACGCCTGATCCCGGCTTGATGGACTTCGCCCCGGTCAAGGCATGGCTGTTCGCCGCCGAAAATGCCATGCGCGAAGTCATGGCCCGGTCGAACCTGTATAGCGTTCTGCCCAACCGCTACAGCGAAGAAGGCATCTTCGGCACTGCGCCGATGGTTGTGATGCCTGACGACAGCGACCTGCTGCGCTCCTACCCGCTGGCCGTCGGCAGCTATATGCTCGCCAACAACAGCCGCAACCAGGTGGACACGCTCTACCGCGACTTCCGCATGACTGCCCGCCAGATGGAACAGCAGTTCGGCAAGGACAAGATGGACACCGCGTCCAAGAACCTGCTGAGCAGTAAGCCCGACGCCTGGATCGATATCTGCCACGGCATTGAGCCCAACGACACACGCGAGAAGGGTCGCAAGGACAACACCAACATGCCGTTCCGGTCCGTGTACTGGGAGAAGAGTGGCGACAAGGATTCGATGCTGCGCGAATCAGGCTTCAAGGTGTTCCCGGTCATGGCCCCGCGCTGGGATGTGCTTGGCGAGGATGTGTATGGCACCGGCCCTGGTTCCATGTGCATCGGCACCACCAAGGCCATCCAGCTGATGGAGCGCCGCAAGGCAGAGCTGCTGGAGAAGGGCGTGCGCCCACCGATGGGCGCGCCGGCCAGCCTCAAAAATCAGCGCGCCTCAATCCTGCCGGGCAGCATCACCTACCTGAACGATATGCAGGTTGGCGCCAAGTTCGCTCCGCTGTATGAGGTTCAGCCCGCTTGGCTGGGCCAACTGCGTGGCGAGATTGCCGCCGACAGCTCGATCATCGACACCGCGTTCTTCGTCGATCTGTTCTTGATGATCAGCCAGATGGACAGCGTGCGCACCGCGTACGAGATCGCCACCCGGAAGGAAGAAAAGCTGCTGATGCTGGGCCCGGTGCTGGAGCGACAGACCGATGACTTGCTTGATCCGCTGGTCGACATGTACTTCAACCAGATGCTGGAGCAGTCGATCCCGCGCTGGATGGGCCAGCTACCAGGTGCGCCGCTGTTGCCGCCGCCACCCAAAGAACTGGCGAATATGGACTTGCGTATCGAGTTCACCAGCATCCTGGCCCAGGCACAAAAGGCTATCGGCGTGTCCAGCATTGAGCGCGCTATTGGCTTCGCCGGCACTGTGGCCACCGTCACCCAAAGCACCGAGGCGCTGGACCTGCTCGACTCCGACGAAGCCATGCGCCAGTACTTCGAACTGATCGGCGTGCCTCCAACGCTGGTGCGCGCTGATGACATGGTGGTGCAGATCCGTGAGCAGCGCGCCCAGGCGCAACAAGCGGCACAGATGCAGCAGGAGCTGGGTAGCGTCATCCAGGGTGCGCAGATGCTGAGCCAGACCGATACCGGCGGCGACAACGCCTTGACCGCACTTGCGGGATCTGTGTGATGGCCGAACAACAGCCCACCGAACAGCAACTTCAGGCAATCGCTGACTTTAAGTGGTTGATGAGCGACCACCGCGGGCGCCGCTTTATGTGGCGAACCCTCGGCGATTGCAGGTTATTTGAGCCCTCAATCGGTCCCACCGACGCAATCACGAATTACAACGAAGGCCAACGCAATGTTGGCCTTCTTCTTTTGAGCCAGGTGAACGACCTGACCCCATCGCTGTACGCGGTCATGGCTGCCGAGAATGCGCCGCAGCCAATCCCCGAACAAACCCAGGAGACAGATGAATGAGCCCTTTGATGATGAAGCTGCTTGGCCGCGTGTACATGAACGAGGCCCCGGCCGATGGCGGGCAGGGTGGCGGCACTGATGCTCCCGCTCCTACAGCGCAAGCCCCGGCCGGAACGGCTGATGGCTCTGTATTGACCCCGCCCGCTCCTACAACTGATGCGGCGCCGAAGCCCGAAGAATCCAAGCCTGATGATGCTGAAAAGCCCAAGGACGCGGATGGGAAGGAAAAGCCAACTGGCGCGCCTGAGGCCTATGAGGACTTCACCCTGCCCGAAGGCATGGAAATGGATACCGAGGTCCTGGGTGAATTCAAGAACCTTGCCAAGGAACTGAACATTCCACAGGCCAAGGCCCAGCAACTGATCGACTTCCAGACCCAGTTGGCGAACAAGCAGGCCGAGCAATACCAGGCCGCCGTCACCAAGCAGTCGCAGGACTGGGCTGCAGCAATCAAGAACGACCCTGAGATCGGCGGCGAGAACTACGACAAGAGCGTAGAGAGCGCCATCAAGGTCATTCAGTCCTTCGGCGACCCGGCATTGACCGAGTTGCTGAATACCTCCGGGCTGGGCAACCACCCGGCGCTGTTCAAGTTCTGCCACCGCATCAGCGCGGCTATCTCGGAAGACAAGTTCGTCTTGCCTGGCAGCCAGACCACCACCGGCCGTAAGTCGAACGAAGAAGTGTTCTACGGCAACGCCAAATAACCAACGGAGTATTACCGCATGGCCATTATCGCCACTACCGCGCTGACCCTTGCCGATTGGGCAAAGCGTCAAGACCCGGACCAGAAACAAGCCCGCATCGTTGAGATGCTGACGCAGACCAACGAAATTCTCACCGATATGCTCTGGATCGAGGGCAACCTTCCGACCGGTCACCGCACCACCGTGCGTACCGGCCTGCCTACTGGCGCCTGGCGTGCACTGAACGCCGGTATCCCGTCCGAGAAATCGACCACCGCCCAGGTTGATGAGACCTGCGCAATGCTTGAAGCGCTCGGCACCGTGGACGAAAAACTGGCAATGCTGAACGGCAACACCGCCGCGTTCCGCCTTTCCGAAAACGCCGCTTTCGTCGAGGGCATGAACCAAACCATGGCTTCCGCTGTGTTCTACAGCAACAGCGCTCTGAACCCTTCGCAACCGCTGGGCTTGTCGCCGCGCTACAGCGACAGCACCGCGAAGAACGGCCAGAACATCATCAAAATGGGTGGTTCGGGTTCCGACAACACGTCTATCTGGCTGGTTGTTTGGGGTGATCAAACCGTACACGGCATCTACCCCAAGGGTTCAAAGGCGGGCCTGGACCACCAGGATATGGGTATCGAGCTGGTGGACGACGGAACCGGGAAGAAATTCCGCGCCTTCCGCGATCACTACGGCTGGGATAATGGTGTTGCGCTGCGTGACTGGCGCTACGCGGTGCGCATTTGCAACATCGATCTTTCCGACCTGCTCGCCGACACCGACGGCTCTGTGGTCAAGCTGATCGAGAACATGATCCGCGCAGTTCACCGCATTCCGAACCTGAAGATGGGGCGTGCAGCGTTTTACATGAACCGCACCATTCGCGAGTGCCTGGACATTCAGGCAATGAACAAGAAAAACGTTCAGCTCAAGATCGACGAATACGACGGCGAGTTCCGCACCAGCTTGCGCGGCGTTCCCTTCCGTACCGTCGACGCCCTTCTCAACACCGAGGCGCCAATAGTCTAAGACTGCTGGTCCCTGGCTCATTGGAGACAGAACCATGATCACTGACAAGTTGAACACCTTTGCCGCTGCTCAGGTGGTAACCGCCTCGGCGGCATCCACCGACGTCATCGACCTTGGGCCGCTGACCCATGGCAACACCCGCCGCGATATCGGCGCCGGCGAACCGCTTTACCTGGTGGTGGCCATCTTGGTAGCAGCCGCAGCTGCTGGCGCGGCGACTACCAACATTCAGTTGCAGACCAGTGATGACAACGCTACTTGGGTCACGTTGTTCGATTCTGGCGCTCTGGCATTGGCCGACCTCGCGGCCGGCAAGCGCCCGGTACAGGTTGCGGTTCCGCGCGGCGTGCGCCGCTATCTGCGCGTGAACTACGTGATCGGCACCGGTCCACTCACTGCTGGCACGTTCTGGGCTGGCCTGGTTAAAGATGTGCAGGACACTGCCGTCTACGCCAGCGGCTCTGTGATTCTGTAAGGGGGATTTATGGAAGTTACGGCGAAAGAAAAAGGCTTCTACGGCGGAAGCATTAAGGAGGTCGGCGAGACCTTCCTTATCACCAAGCCGGAACACCTGGGCAGCTGGATGCAGCCTGGTAAAGAGCTGGACAAGGTGGTGGTGCAGAAGTACACCGGCTACGTGGCTGCGCGCGGCGCAGCCGGCAAGTTCGTCATCAAGGATGCGGCGGGCCAGATGGTTGGCACCTTTACCGGCAACAAGTCAGAGGCCGAAGCGGAAGCGGCTCGCCTGAATGCTGGCGGTGAGACCACCAAGCCGGAACACCTGGGCCAGCAGGACGCAGAAAACAACGACCAGGCCGACGAGGGCGACGACGCAGGTAATGACACCGACCTGCCAGACGCCTGACCACCAGCAACAACCCCTCAGGGCCCTTCGGGGCCCTTTTCTTTTTCTGAGGTTCCCGAATGTCCAGCGATATCGAAATCTGCAACATCGCGCTGTCGCGGGTGGCGGTTACCAAGGCCATTGCCTCGCTCACCGAACACAGCAAGGAGGCCGAGCAGTGCCGCGTGTTTTACGGGCCCCTGCGCGACTTGGTGTTGCAGGCCTTCCCTTGGCCGTTCGCGGAATCGATTGTTGCGCTTGCTGACCTGGGCAGCCCTGCGCCTGGCTGGGCGTATCGCTACCGATATCCTGCAGACTGCCTGAAAGTGCGTGACATTGTTCAGCCTGGGTTTCGCAGGTCGCTGACCAGCGATATGCAAATCCCCTACAAAATCGGCTACGACGCCGGCGGCCGGGTGATCCATACCGACCAGCCCGAGGCTGTATGCCATTTCACATTCAGGGTAGAAGACCCCACGTTCTTTGATCCGCAGTTCGCCGATGTGCTGGCTTGGCGCCTGTCGATGGACTTGGCGCTACCACTGGCAGCCAAGACCGACCTTGTGCAATTCGCCGCTCAGCAATACCAAATGGCGCTGACCATTGCCGAGGGCTCAGCCTTCGAAGAATCCCAGGACGATCAAGAGCCCGAATCCGAATTCATCACGGTGAGAGCATGAGCAGCGTACTGCAACCCACCTTCGCGGCGGGAGAGCTGTCGCCGTCGGCCAGCGCCCGTACCGACATTGCCCGGTACTACACCGGGCTCAAGCTCTGCCGCAACTTCATGGTTATGCCCTACGGCGGCGTGCGCAACCGTGCGGGCACAAAGCTGGTAGCCGAGGTCAAGGACTCGACGAAGTTCTGCCGGCTGTTTCCTTTCCAGTTCAACGATGTGCAGACCTATGTGCTTGCGTTCAATGAAATGAACATGCGAGTGATCAAGGATGGCGGTCAGGTAGTGATAAGCGCGGCGGGCCCGACCCAGGGACAGCCTTATGAGCTGGCCATGCCGTATGTCAGTGGAGACCTCGATCAGATTGGCTTCACTCAGTCTGCTGACGTGATGACCCTGGCGCATCCAACCTACAAGCCTCGGGAGCTGGCGCGCCTGGGGCATGACAACTGGACCGTGTCCGAAATCAATCTAGCTCCGCGCATTGCCGCGCCGGCCTCGGCAAGTGCAACAAGTGGTGGCGGCGCAGGGGTGCAGCAGGTCTGGCGGTATCAGGTAACTGCGGTGCTGGACGACAACAGCACGCTCGACGAGTCGCTTCCGGTGACCAGCAACTCGATCACCGTGTTCAACGATACCTTGACCGGCCAATTGACGTGGGACGCGGTGCCAGGGGCCACTTACTACATCGTCTACAAGGACAACGTAGGGGCGGGCATCTACGGCTTTATCGGGCGTTCGACTGGCACCAGCTTCTCTGACCGCAACGTTCAGGCTGTCAAAACGGATACGCCGCCCAATGGCAATGACCCATTCGTGGGGACTGGCAACTACCCTGGCGCCGTTGGCTACTACCAGCAGCGGCTGGTGTTTGGCGGGAGCAACCTCAGCCCGCAGACGATCTGGACCAGCAAGACCGGGCTGTTCAAGAACTTCGGCTACTCGACGCCGAACAAGGACGATGACGGAATCACCGCCACGCTTGTCAGCGACAAAGTGAACCGTGTGCGCCATCTGGTTGGCCTGCGCAAGCTGTTGGTGTTCACCTCGGGCAGCGAGTTCACCATTTCAGGCGGCGACACTGGACTGACCCCAAAGACCATGCAATCGGTCCCTGAAGGCTATGACGGCTCATCGATCGTCAGGCCTGTGGTGGTGGGCAACAGCGCCGTGTACGTGCAGGCGCGGGGCAACCGGGTCTCATCGTTCGGGTATTCGATCAATGCTGACGGGTTCGCGGCTGAAGACTTGACGCTGTTCAGCGCTCACTTGTTCCGTGGCCGGACCTTGACCAACGTTGCATACCAGAAAATCCCTGACTCCATCGTCTGGTACGTGCGCGACGACGGTGTGTTACTGGGGATGACATTCATGCCTGAGCAGCAGTTGGTGGGCTGGCACTGGCATGACACTGACGGCTTTGTCGAGTCCATCGCCTGCATCCCGGAAGGCCAGGAAGACGCCTTGTACATGGTCGTGCGCCGCACCATAAACGGCGTGCAAAAGCGATTCATCGAGCGCATGGCCAGCCGGCAGATCCCCAGCATTGAGGATGCATTCTTTGTTGACTGTGGCCTGACCTATGACGGGCGGAATGCCGACACCACCAAGACGATGCGGCTTTCTGGCGGCACTACCTGGGCCTATCCCGAGGTTGTGACCATGACCAGCCTGGGGCACGCCCCGTTCACCGCAGGCAGTGTGGGCGTCAACTATTCCCTGAAGCGCACTGTCACCGCCGAAAATGGCGATACCAGTACGGATACCGTTCGAGTTGAGGTTGTTGGTTACACCAACACCAGCTCAGTAACGGTCAAGCTATTGATCGTCTGCCCTGATTCGCTGCGGAGCCAAGCAACCCCGACGTGGGCGCGCCAGATCAAAACCGTATCCGGCCTCGGGCACCTGGAAGGGAAGAAGGTTTCCATTCTCGCCGACGGCAGCGTACACCCGCAGCGCGTTGTAACTGGTGGCAGCGTGGTTCTTCAGGAATATGCCGGGATTATCCACGCGGGCCTCCCGTATGTTTCCGACTTTGAAACTTTGGACCTTGAGCTTAAAAACGCCAACGAAACGGTTCTGGACAAAAAGATAGCCGTAACGTCGGTGACGGTTCTGGTCGAAGAGTCTCGTGGGATCATGGCGGGCCAGGACAAGGATCACCTGTACCCACAGAAGACCGATCGAGACCAGTATGAGCCGCCAATTGAGTTGCTTACGGGGCAGGCTGAAATCTCCATAACAAACAACTGGCAGGGCAAGGGCCGTGTATTTATCCGCCAGGAAGATCCATTGCCATTGTCCATTCTTGCCGTGATACCGGAGGTGACCATTGGCGGTCGCTGACGTTTTGCCGATTGAACTTGAGGACATCCCAGAAATTCTGCGCGACGTGCGCCAGGCCGATATCGACGAGATTGTTGAGGGTCTGGGCATTTCTCTGGAGCGCGAGCTGCTGGCGGGCATCAATGAAAGCCTCAATGCCCGCAAGATCGTGGTCAACGGCCATATCGTCGCTGTGTTCGGGGACGCGGTGCACAGCGTGCTTGGTTCAATCGGCGTGCCCTGGTTGATCAGCACTACACACGTCGAGCCACACGCCCGGGCCTTCCTCAAGGTCTGCAAGCCCGAAGTACAGGAAATGCTTACCCGGCATCGCCATCTCATCAACTACGTCGACGCCCGCAACACCTCGGCCATTCGCTGGCTGAAATGGCTGGGCTTCGACTTCGGCGAGGCCGTCCCGTATGGGCCTAAGCGCCTGCCGTTCTACCCCTTCACGCTGAATCGAGAGGAATAACCATGTGCTGGATGGCATTGATACCAGTCGCTATTGGCCTGGCCGGCAGCATGATGCAGGCCCAGGGGCAAAAGCAGAACGCTGGGTTTCAGTCGGATATGATGCAGCAGAACGCGGCATTCAAACGGCAGACCGCAGATGAAACAATCAACGCTGGGAATACCTCGGCGGACTGGCAGCGCGTGCGGACCGGGCAGGCTATTGGCACCCAGCGCAGCGTGCAGGCTGCCAACGGGATCGACGTGAATAGTGGCAGCGCTGCGCGGTTGCAGGACGACACCGCCATGCTCGGCGAGCTGGATGCCCTGACGATCCAGAACAACGCCGCGCGCGAAGCATACGGCTATCGCGTACAGGCCAAACAAGACCTGCTGAACGCCAACCAGACCGTACAGAACGGCAACACTGCCGCCACAGGCTCAATCCTCGGTGGCTTGGGTAGCGCCTTTGGCTCATTCGCGGGGGCTCGATAAATGCCACGGGTACCGACATACGACACGGCGCAGGTACAGCAGCAGCCGACCAGACCTATTCAGTTGCAGGGCGTTGCACCTGACACCACGTCTATTGCCCAGGGGCTACAGACGCTTGGGCGCGGCGCACAGATGCTCATGGATAAAGAGCGCGAGAAGGCCGATACCGCGCTGCTGATGGATGCCGATAACCAGCTCACCAAGTGGCAGCAGCAGAGCATGTACGGCGAGAATGGCGCCTACACCCGCAAAGGCCAAAACGCCCTGGACGTTACCAACCAGACCCTGGATCAGTTTGACAAGGCTCAGGCCGATATCGCTAAAACCCTGACCAACGATCAGCAGAAGGCCAGATATGCGCAGATCGTCAACAGTCGGCGTAACTCCCTGTCCAATGATTTGAACCGCTACGAGTACGGCGAACGTCAGAACTATTACGGCCAGGTCGAAAAGGCCCAGCTCGAAACGTCCATGCAGGGCGCGGCGCTGGAGTATCAAGACCCGGCCAAGGTCGACCAGTACCGGCAGAAGGTTGATGCGGTGCTAACCAGTCGCGCCGAACGCCTCGGCCTTTCGCCTGAGGCCGCCCAGGCCGAGCGCCTGGAAACCAACAGTGGCATGTCCACCGCGGTTATCCAGCGGATGCTGATCGACTCGCCGCAGAAGGCCAAGAGTTACTACGAGTCCTACAAGGACACAATGACGGCCGAGGATCAAATCCGCACGAGCAACGGTATTGACCAGGGCTTTCGTCGTCTTGAGGCAGAGGCTCGCCAGCGCCAGGTGGAAGCACGCCAGATGCAGGCCATCAACCGCATGGAACTGAGCAGCCGCGTGCAGGATGCCAGTGCAGCCTATTCCCAAGGCCTGGACTTCGAAAATCCGCCATCGAAGGTAGACTTTGCCGCAGCCTACGGGCCCGAGAAGGGTGCCAAGGAATACGATCGGTTTTCAAAGGTCCAGGCGCTGGCCCCCGCTATACGGGAATTCGCGACCGCCGACCCACAGGAGCGACAAGCAATCCTGGGCAAGTTCCAGCCGGCTCAGGACGGCACCGCCGGCGAAGGCTTCAAGGAAGACAGCCAGCTTTATCAGCATCTGACCAACGTGGGCGTGCGCCTGATGAAACAGCAGCAGGACGATCCTGCCGCATACGTGGCCAAGTACAGCCCGACCGTGCAGCAGGCGTTCGCCGCTGCGCAGCAGGACGGAACACCAGAGGCCTATCAGGCTTACGCGCGCACCACGCTGGCCGAGCAGCAGCGCTTGGGCGTCAAGCAGCCCAAGCTGTTGCCGGACGCCGCCGCCGACCAGATGGCTGCCAACTTCAACACCCAGGTCAACGGCGGAGAGAATGCCGCCACGATGATCGAGCAGCAGCAAGAGTTATGGGGCAAGGACTTCCCGACGGTACTGCAGCAGATGGGTAATAAACTCCCGGCCGAGGCTCAGGTTATTGCCACCGGTTTGCCAAAGGATGTAGCTGAACGCATGGCCTCGGTGGCTGCAATCAAAGACAGCGACCTGAACGCAGGGCTACAGAAAGGCCAGAAGGACGACATTGTCCAGTCAGTTCAGCAAGCACTGGTGCCTTTTGCCGAGTCTCTGCAAGGCCAGTCCGGCGGCATAAACACCTACAGCACGATGTACAAGGCGGCGTTGCGCACGGCCACGTCATACGTTCTCCAGGGCGAAAGCCCGAAGGACGCCGCCAAGCGCGTAGTGGGCGGGATGGTCAACGATAAGTACGACTTCTTCGGCACGTACCGCGTACCCAAAACCCAGGACACCCAGGCCGTCAGCCGTGGCGCCACTCAGGCCATGCGCCAGATCAAGCCTGAAGAACTGATGCCGCTGCCGGGTATCGCCGGCGTCACCGAGGAACAGAACCGCAAGCAGTTGCACGACGCCCTGCAATCAAGCGGCCAGTGGGTGCCGAACGAGGACGAGACCGGTCTTTCGTTGACCCTGAACGGCTACCGCGTGCGCGGCGCTGACGGCCAGCTCATCACCCGCACCTGGGCCGACCTGCAACAGAAAGGGTTGCGCGAGCCCGATCAGTATCGCGTGGCGCCAATGGGGTTCATGCCATGACTATCTATGCAGGTGATGCGCCGGTTCTTGATCGGCAGACGATGCTCGACATACCGGCCGATGCTGGCGAGGTGTGGGACGCGTCCTTTGGTGGTGCATTCTCTACGAACCCGTCGAGCGCCATCATTCGTACCGAGCAACTCGGCCAGGCCCAGGAAGGTCTGCGCCTGACCGGTGACACCGAATCCATTCTGGTGCCGCCGCGCAATGAGCCTGACACTCCGCTTATGGATGCGCAGGTCGCACGCGAAAAGGTTTCAGGCATGGGCCTGGACATAAAAATCCCCGAGCAAGGCATCCGCCAGGGCGCCCTCGACATCCTTATCGACCGCCACCGGGAGCAGGCAGCCCGCCAGCAGGTCATGACCCGGGCGAACGGTGGATCATTCGGTACTCAACTCGGTGCCAGTGTTGCCGCTTCGCTGCTGGACCCTCTCAACATTGCTTCGGCATTCGTGCCCGTGGTGGGCGAAGCGCGTTATGCGGCAATGCTCGGGCGCGCGGCTTCGCCTTTGGCCCGTGCCGGTGTGCGCGCAGGCGTTGGTGCTGTTGAGGGCGCAGTGGGCGCCGCAATCATTGAGCCGCTACCGTTGATCGCCGCCGGTATGGACCAGACGGAATACGGCTTATCCGACTCCCTGGCCAATATCGCCATGGGCGGCCTTCTGGGTGGCGGGCTGCATACCGTCGGCGGTGCTGTTTCTGATGCGTTACGCCGGCGGATTGCCACAGAGCCGACGCCACAGGTCGAGAGCGTGTTGAACTCCGCTGACCGCCAGCCCCCGCAGCCTCTGCGCGCCGCCGACTTTGAGCGCATCTTTGACCAGGATCCAGAAACCGCTTTGCGCGGTGCGCTTGCCCGCGATCTTGAGGCCGACGGCGCAACGCTGTACCGCAATGCCGAGCGCCAGGCTATCGACGAGATACGCCCGACTTTGACGGGTGAGCGTGTGGACAACGTGGCAGACCTACGCGTCGAACGTGTTGCGCTGACTCAGCGCGCGATGGGCCTGGATGCGACATTTAAGGACTTGACCAAAGAATTCCAGGGCCAGCGCATGACCCGCAAGCAGGCAGAACGCGCAGCCCGCGACACCATCGCCGCCCAGCGCGAGCAGATCGGCGCCCGACAGGCTGAAATCAACACCACCCTGGAGCGAAACCGAGCCGGTGAGTTTGATCGGCGTGACCTCGGTTTGATTGAGCGGGGCGAGGTGCCAGAGCGTTTGCGCCCGCAGATAGAGGCTCGCGCCAAGCAAATCATGCAGGGTTATCAGCAACGGCCGCTGGACTCTGCCATCCGCACCGCGCGTGAAACTGCTCAGGATGCCGACTGGATCGTGCGCGACAGCGCCTTGCGCACCGCGGTTGCCCAGGCCGTCAGCGGTCGTGATATCGACGTGCAAGCGCTGTTCGATCTGGAGGCACCAGGCAAGGCCGCTGGCGCCATGGAGTACGTCAAGCGTCCACTGGCGCGCCGGGTTGATCCAGAGGGCCAGGCCGAAAGCCTTCGCGCCGATACCTCTCCAAAGTCTCAACCCCAGGACGACTTCGAAGCCACTCGCCAGCAGTTCGACGAGGACGAAGCCCTGGTCAAGGAAATGCTGGATCAGCTTCCGGAGAAAGACCGGGCCGATGTTCTGGCCGCCAGCCGTGACGAAGCTGACGCCGCCCAGGCCCAGGCCGACCGCGCAGAACAATACTCGAAGGCATACCGCGCTGCCGCTGTATGCGACATAAGGAACGGACAATGACCCCTTGCATCGACGCTGTACGGGCTGCCGCTGGCAATCTGGAAGACAGAGAAATTGCCGAGATCTTCGAACTGTTGCGGGGGAGAGCCAAGGAGCTGATAGCCAGGGAGGGCGCCTTGGGCATGGAGCAGGCAACGTTGCGCGCGGCTGATGAGCTGGGCAAGCAGGCCCAGCACGCGGCACTGATCGAGAAGCGCAATGCCTTGCTCAACCTGCGTCGGCGCGGCGAGATTGTTTCGTTCGTCCGCGGCAGCTTTGCCGACCGGCCAGACCTGGGCATTGAATCGCTGCTGGTGGGTACAAACCTGGCGCGCCAGGGCTCGCGCATGTCGGTCGCCGCCGAGCAGAAGGCGCTGGGCGATGCCTATATCGGTGGGTTCATCCATGATTTGGAGCGCCAGGACCTGGTGGCAATCCTGGCCAAAGGTGATTCGGATGTTGATATCGCCGATGCGCTCTGGAAGATCGGGACCAAGCAGGACACCTCAAAGCTCAACGACCAGGTGGTCAGCATTGCCCGAACCATTCAGAAGTACCAAGAGGCGGCGCGCATTGATGCGAACCGCGCAGGTGCCAACATCGGCAACTTACCCGGGTACATCGCCCGCCAAAGCCACGACGGCGAGAAGATCGGTTCTGCAGGCTTTGATAAATGGCTTGAGGAAATTCAGCCGCGGCTGGACGCCCGCACGTTCGACGATGTAGCCAACCCCACCCAGTTCCTGCGCGGCGTGTACGACGGCCTTGTCTCTGGCGACCACCTCAAGGCGCCGGGTGATAAACCAGCAAACGGCTTCAAGGGGCCGGCCAACATCGCCAAGAAAATCAGCCAAGAGCGAGTTCTGCACTTCAAGGACGGCGTGGCCTGGCATGAGTACAACACGCTGTTCGGTACCGGAAACCTGCGCGAGGCAGTGTTGCGTGGTCTGGATATGGCCGGGCAGAACACCGGGATCATGCGCCGCCTGGGCACCAACCCAGAGGCCAACCTCAACATGGCCATGGATATCCTGGCCGAGGACGTGCGCAAGTCGGGAGACCCGAAGGCGCTGACCAACTTCAATACCGCGCGCGGCAACATGATCGCTAACCGCTTTGCCGAGGTCAGCGGCGCAACACGGATACCTGGAAATGCATGGGCGGCCAGGATATCTGCCAACGTCCGGGCCTGGCAGTCGCTGTCAAAGTTGGGCGGCGCGCTGCTGTCGAGCTTCGCCGATCTGCCGGTGGCCGCCAGTGAAATGCGGTACCAGGGCAAGAGCTTCCTGGGTTCGCTGGGCGAAATGACCGCCGGCCTTGCCAAGGGGCGCGGAAGCCTTGAGCAGCGTGAAATCCTGTCGAGCTTCGGGGTTTATGGGGATTCGATGCGAGGGGAGATCATGCGGCGGTTTTCTGCCGATGACTCTGTGGGCGGGAAGATGTCGCGGGGAATGTCGCTGTTCTTCAAGCTGAACGGCCTGTCCTGGTGGACTGACGCCAACAAGGCAAGCGCTGGGCTGATGATGGCGCACAACCTGGCCCAGAATAAAGGCAGGGCCTGGGGCACGATGGACGCGGGCCTGCGCCGCACGCTGGGACTGTACGACCTCGACGCGGGCAAGTGGGATCTGTTGCGCGGTATGGATACCCGCATGGCTGACGGCCGCGACTACATGACCACCGATGGCATCCCAGGCATCCCCGACGAGCGCATCAGCGCATACCTCGCTGAGCAAGGGCGCAAGGTCTCCGCGTCGGCTATCCGTGAAACACGCGAAGGCCTGGAACGCAGCCTGCGCGCCTACGTGAACGACCGGGTCAGCTATGCGGTGCTGGAGCCGGATGCCCGCACACGTTCGATCATGAACCAAGGCACCAGGCCGGGCACGATCATGGGCGACCTCAACCGGTTCATGACCCAATTCAAGAGCTTCCCTGCTGCTTATATGCAGAAGACGTTGGGCCGGGAGCTGTATGGCCGAGGCTATGCGCCGACGCCACTGGGTGAGGGATACCGGGGCAGCAAGGATCTTATTGCCGCCCTACGCAACGGAAACGGTGAGCGCTTGGCCATGGCCCAGTTGCTGCTGTGGACCACGGCGTTCGGGTATTTGTCCATGTCGGCCAAGGATGCGGTCAAGGGCCGCCAGCCCCGGCCGGCGGATGATCCCAAGACGTGGATTGCTGCAATGACCCAAGGCGGTGGGTTCGGGATCATGGGCGACTTCATGTTCGGTGAGGTCAGCCGCTTCGGCAACAAGCCGCTGGAAACGCTCGCCGGCCCAACCTTGGGCACCGCTGCCAACGCGCTGGACCTGTGGGCGAAGATCAGATCCGGCGACGACGCCGCATCGTCTGCGCTGCGCCTGGCCCAGAACAACACACCATTCCTCAACCTGTTCTACACCCGCATCGCCATGGACCACCTGTTCCTTTGGTCTGTGCAAGAAGCCATGAACCCCGGATCGCTACGTCGGACCGAACAACGCATCCAGCAGGAAAACGGCCAGAAGTTCCTGGTCAAGCCATCGCAAAGCTACCTCGACCCATTAGGCATCACTCGATAACAGAAAAGCCCGCCACTGAAGCCCGCCACTGAGCGGGCTTTTTTTCGCCCAGAGAAAAGGAGTCACAACCGTGACCGTCAACACAACAGAGAGTAGCGCGCTATTTGCAACCAACGGGGTAACGACCAATTTCCCTTTCTACTTCAAGTTCCTGGCAAATGAGGACCTGATTGTCACTTACATCGATCCGCAAGGGGTAAGCACTCAACTGCTCTTCGGCACGCAGTACACCGCCAACGGGGCAGGGAGCGAATCGGGCGGGAGCGTCGTGACCAGCACCGCCTTGGCAGGCCCTGGCCAGTTGGTGGTAGCGCGGGAAATGGACGTGCTGCAGTTGACGTCCTTGCGTAACCAGGGGAAGTTCCTGGCAGAAATCCATGAGGACGTGTTTGATCGGCTGACCATGCTGATTCAGCAAGGGTTCTCACTGTTCAAGCGAGCGCTTATTCGGCCGCTTGGTCTCGATTACTTCTTCGCAGAGAACCGCCGGATCACCAGCGTTGCAAATCCCATCGGACAGCAGGATGCGGCGACAAAGCAATCTGTCGAGACCTACCTTTCCTCTATTCTGGCGACCGGTCAGGGCCCTGTTAACAACGCCGCAAACGTGCTGTATGCGCCATCGCTCAGTGGAATCACAACCACGGTTGCCGCCGCACTGGACGACCTTCAGCGAGTTACCCAGGGCGTTGCCTTCGTGGCCAATCCGGCGAGCTTTGGCGCAATTAACGATGGTACGCGGCATCCTCTTTCCGATCGATTCGCAACTCTAGCGGCGGCCCAGGCGGTTTACCCGCACGCTACGTCACTCACCAACACCATAGACTGGGCGGCGTTTCAGGCCGCACTCAATACCGGGCTGCCTGTTCGCTACAGCCGCATTCCGTTTATCAACAAGGAGTTGAAAGCAGTTCCTGGCAACGTAAGCATTGCTGCCGAACCCGGGGCGTTCATCGACGCCACGGCAAGCGACTTTGTAGGAACGAACGCCCTCAGCTGCACTGGGTCAATCACGCAGATTGCATCCCTGGCGTCCAACGTCACCGCCGGCTCTCACGTTCTGTCCTTCGCGACGGCGCACGGCCTTGTTTCTGGCGACTGGATTTGCATCTGGAATCCTGTAGGCACCAGCTTCTCTGCGTTCCGCAGCTATTACCACGCGGGAGAATGGGTGCGCGTGGACAAGGTGCTTACTTCGACCAGCGTGAATCTGGCGGGCAATCTCTATGCCGACTACCTGGCCGCCGGCGTGCAAATCTACAAGCTCGCCAAAAACGACGTGACGCTCATTGATGTGTACGTTCGCAGCAGCACCACGGTTACCAACACAATTTTCCTTGAGTCGATCACCAGGCTGAGAACTCGCGGCCTCCGCGCCAACGCCCTGGGCGAAGCTGGAATCGTGATATCGAAAACACCTGACGGCGTGCTACTGGATGGATCAGCTTTCAATCCGGGCACCACTGGAGACGATTACGGGATCATCACAGCGAACTCACAAAACATCCTGGTATCTGGTGGCCAGTACCATGCACGCCGCCATGGCGTGGCTATGGGCGGCTACGCAGGCGCTGGCTGCGTGCCCTGCCGAAACGTGATTATCAGTGAGGCGACAATTACGAACGATGCCACGTCGGGCGTGCATGCGGCGGATATGCACGGCAACTCCGAAAACTGCTGGTTTGTAAATAGTCATACCCGTGGCGGCGGAACCTGGCAGGGCAAGAATAATGGCTATGTTGGTGGCAGTATCAGCGCCATGGATCTCGGCTGTGTGATCTATTCGTCGGAAATGCTCGGCGGGAACTTCACGTTGGACGGTGTCGCGCTTTCCACGTTTACCAATCCGCAAGGCACTGGTCGCGGGATCATTGATGTCGGCGGTCAGAACAATGCCCTGACGGCCAACACTGACGGGCCTGTAAACCTTCTCGTTAAAAACTGCACGCTGAATGGTAAAAACCTCACCAACATAACGTTCTTCCTGCTGTTTCGAAATGCGGGGTCGGTGAACAAAATCAGTGTCGATATTAACGGCATGAATTTCAACGTGAACAATATGGGCTTTGTAATTCGAAGCGCGCTTGATTCCGGTACTGCGTCCTCGGATGGGTTCTCGATACAGAATCTGTCAGGAAACTTACCGCAGGGTGTTGCCTTGCATGGCGCCTCTACCGGCACCTACCCAACACTGCCGCACAGGTTGCCAGGGCTTACCTACACGCAAACCGTTACGACGTCCACGGGGGCAAGCTTCGTGACAGGCACGCCCATTGCCTACCGTTACACCTACCCCAAGGTGCCGGCAGTAGTGGTGAGCACATCGAAAATTACGTTTATCGGCTCTATCACGCCAATTGCGGGCGCTGATCCAGATACCGAAACGGGGTTCACGCCATCTATCAGAACGCCGAACGCCAGCAATTTCACCGCTGCCGTTCCGGTAAAGTTGAATTGCAAGATTGGATTGTCTGAGTTTTGAGTAACAGGCGGCCGGACGCCCGGCCGCTGCTTCAGCTTTCTTGCTTATCGATGGCTGTATCTGCCTTAAATTCGCTGGATGCCATTCCCAACGCCACCGCTACCAGTGGGTAGGCAAAGTACTTTCCGAATATCAGCAGCACGATCGTGGACGCGAGCATTCCCAGGCAGAGCGCTGTCCCATGAGACCTGTCGCCATATACCAATGCGCTTACCGCGAATCGTTTTGTAGGCGAATAGAGCAGGAAAAGGAAGTAGAGGAAACCAAAAATGCCTAATTCCTGCCAGGCCGACAGAATGTTGTGGATGTAGTAGCCGGGCTCGTAATTCCCATAGTCCCCAATAATTGGGCTAGCAAGTATCTTCTCAAATCCCTCTCTAGATATTTCGTCTCTTACGTTTGATGACTCGTCTTTAGACAGGTCCATAAGCTGGGTGATTCTGTTGTCTGCAATTTCTGGATCAATCGACACTAGGGCTACGAGCGCTATCGCCGCCAACGCAATTGCCGCAATGGGAGTTATGATTCTGTACTTTGAAGCGGAGGCCTCGAAGACAAGGAATAATATAACGAACCCTACAAACTCGCTTCTTGCGCTGTTCAAATAAAGGCAGATCATGCCAAGCGCAAATATTGCATTTCTGCAAAGCCTTGACTTAGCCTTTCCAATTGTCAAGGCAAGAGGGCAGATGTACGCAATTGCAAATGTCTGATAGCTTGCAACACTTTCTGGCGTTTCTGACAAAAGCTCAATTGAGAAACGCCCGCCAGAAGACAGGTAAAGTATCGTTGCACTCATTAGTAGCGTTGATGCAGTTATCGTCTTCTTAAATGTTTCATCTGTAATGTTTATGTTTTTGAATATATGGAAGCATACAAGCATATTTATGAATAGCAGGAAGTTTGATTGCGCGTTCTCTGTGTGGTACTCATTGATATAGCTTATGGCGGAAACTAATCCAAACAAAAATATGAATACATAAAATAGCAGGTCATGTTTTTTTATGGTCATTTCTTTTGTTGTTGTTATTACGGAATTCACCAAAAAAACAGAGAGGAGCACCGCGCCGACAAAGCTGATGTAACCGCCCAGGACGTGCGGTATGTAACCGATGCCGGTGCCAACATGGTAAAAAAAAGCACCGGGGAATAGCAGCACGAAAGCAAGCACTGCAAACTTTTCAATTCTGGTTGGCGTTATAGTCGTCAGCAT